CCCGCTTAACTCATCTTCAAATCGTTCGGTAAACATTTCAACACTACCCGACCTAATTAACTGTACCTGGTTCCAATTAACATTGTTGTTCGTTGTGTTCAATTGTTCAAAGTATGCAATCAAATCAATTAGCATTTGTACGCAATCGCTCTTAACCTCGTTTTCGTTGCTTTCATCTTTACGCACAATATCCATTATTAAAACTTGAAAGTTCCAAGTAAAATCACCATTCCCCATTGTTGCGGGTTGGTCGTTTATCCACATCAACGGATAGTTAAAATTTGTAAGCTGGTTATGTTGCACCACTTCCCACAAATTACCATTTCCAAAACTCTTAATTTGTTTATGAGCATCGGCAAAATCGTTTAATTGCTTTATGACTTGGTTATAACTTAACTTCATTTCTTATAATAAAAATATTCATCTCGCCAACAATCGCCACCCGAACCACCTAAATAGATACTCGTTTGATATGCCGTTTTATTCGGGTACATATCCTTACTTGTTTCGGTGTATTTAGGAAATAAATTATCATATTCACAAAGGTAATTAATTAAACGTTGGTCGTAAAACTCCGCCTTTGTTTTCCAATCATCACGTAAAAACTGCAACGCTTGGTAATCTATCGGTTGTGCGTTTTCGCTTGACTTTGTCGCAACGCTTTTATTTCGGTATTTATACAACATTGATGTTGAACATTCAAACATACACCACTGTAATAACGATGGTGCTATATATTCATCTAATAGGGTTGTTTCGTCTGCGTTTAATGTTCCCGCTACAATCTTAGCTTTTAAATCCTCATAAAACGGAGTTCCTAATATTGGATGCAAACGCATATCCTGAGAATTTTTAATACTTGGTAATATTAAACGCTGGTCAACGTTGTCATCGATTAAAGTATTATTCTTTAAATATGCTTCAGATATAAATAAAACGTTTGCCATAATTATAATTTTTTACGTAATACAACTTGTTCCCAAATATGCCGACAATAGGGGCGGTGTAAATCGGTATTCGGTAGCGTGTACCATCCCCCACGCTTTGTAAAGATGTCTATCCCCGTTTGGTTAAAATCGTTTCTTAAAAGCTTTAATTGGTCTAATGTATATAATCGCCCCATTTGTGCAAATGAAACCATTTGACGACAGAACCTTCGGCTTTGTCCACCTTTCAACGGCAACGCATCGGGTCGCTCAATGTACTTATAAGCTACAAATATTTCCTCATCGGGTTTCTGTATGCTATCAATCCCGTTTTGTGTTGGTTTAAAATTAACATCTAAAGCCCCAATATTTTGAAGTTCTTGCACTATGTCGTTAACATCTTCGATAGATATTTCCAACGCTTTGCGAATTTCATTATTTGGTAAACTTGGGTTGTCAATCAACATATCTAAAACCGATTTTTCCATATCAGTTAAAGCACGTTCTAAAGCGAATTTATGTTTAATTAATAATTCGTTTTCAAAGCGTTCCGCATCCGCTAAACAAGTTATTTCGTTGGTTACACTTTCTAACACCTCAAAATCATTTGCGTTAAACCCTGTACGTTCCAACTGCGAAAAAATCATTTCATCGGTTTGGTCATCCATTTGAACCCGTTGTCCCGCCTTTAATGGTGCTAATCCTATCTTCTCACGTATTTCGTCTTGTGTCATTACACTAATAACAACCGCTTCACTTAATGGGTTGCTAACAGGTTCAATCTTTTGGATGTATAAGCATTTAGGTATCCCGTTATAATTTATTATTTCATTAAATAAATCATTTAATATATCCTGTTCGGGGTCTATGTGTAAGTTTTGGTATAATTCCGCACTTGTTCGCAACTCATCCGAATTGTTCCCCAAGCCCGTTTGGGCTTTTATTCCAAATAACATCGGGCTAACTATTGCGTGAGCCGTGAAAATATCCTGTGTAATTTGGTTGTTTAAATTAAGAAACCTTTCATCCTGACCATTTACGGGGATAGGTAATATTTGGGGGTGGTCGCTTTGTTGGTCAGTAAACGATAATAAGGGCTTACCAGCGTTATCCGTTCCCGTTGCGTAATCCTTAAACCTACGTTCAATATCTTGCATTTCCTCGTCTGATGGTTGACCATTTGCAAACGAAATTAAATATCCCGCAGATAAGTTATTTTTAATGTTTTGTAAAGTGAAATTGCTTATTTCGGCATCTGCCTCTAAATAGGGTACTGAAGCGATATAGTCAGGTAAAGGATATTCGCCTAAATCGGGTCTATATTCCTTGTAATAAACAATATAATTAGTTGCCGAATTTACTTGGTCGTTAAATGGGAACGTTTCCAGCTTTGTATAATCTTCGTTATCTTCGGGGTTTCTTGCCTTCCAATCTTCAGTATAATAATACACACCATCTTCAACACCAACACGAACGTTATTAAAATCAATATGGTCAACCGATGCAATTTTATTATTTGCGTTAACTCGTATTTGAACCGCAAAGCCACCGAACACCTTTTTATCCTTTACAACCTTACAAAGCAAATCGTTCATATTGCCGTCTTCGTTTGGCATCCTTAAAAAGCCCTCAACCAATGCACGTTCTTGAAACGTTAATTTAGTGCTATCAACTGCAAATCCACGACCAACAATAAATTTTGTTTTGGCATCTATTATTGTCGATTGCTTAGAACTTTCGTTTAATAGCTTAACTAAAAAATCGCCATAACAATTTTTATAAGGGCGGTCGCTACCATATTCGAACCAATCGCCTTTACGACTTTCTTTAAATACGGGTAATTCGTACCCTTTAAAATTTATCGGTATTAGTTTAATGCTCATATTAACTTGGATTATATACGTAATTAGTTACACCCGCAATCGTATGGCTTGAATAATTCGGGTTATCGGCTACATTAAACAATCGCATCTTACCCTGTTCAACCAAGCCCGTTGATAACGTGGGGTCTAAATTTGTTGCACTTGTTTGCTCGTAAATATAGTATTCATAATAGCCACTTTTACCAAGTATTAAGCTACCATTCAGGGCATCGTTAACACCCTCTGTAAATGAAAATAAATTAAATCTTTGTTTCTGTGTTGAAGTGTCGGCTATGATACAATAATAATCGTTAAACGATGTATCATTTTTGAAATGAAACAAATAAAATGGGTTTGTTAGTGTTGTCTTTTCGTATAGCGTTACGGCAAATTCCGTAGATGTGCTATTGTTCAGGTGTATCATTTTTCTTCTTTTTCGATTTTTTAACTTCAAATACATCCGCACCAAGTTTTTTTAAAACCTCGATGTTTTCCTCAACGATAGAAATTGAAAAACCTTTTCCGTTCCACGTTGCACCTATTAAACTCTTTTTTAACATATCATTAATTTTTAAAAAAAAAGGGAAGCCATTTAAAAACAACTTCCCTCTTTCGAACTATGAAGAAAGAACACTCAACAAATTCTTTTAAACTGCTATCGTTAAACCAGCTACAACCGATGAAGATACTTCATAGGGTGCTTGTGGTTCTTTTGCCATAATTTCAACATCTATGCCGTTTCTGTCTCCGTATGCCGTTCCTGTGTTAGCAACGAATGATTGACCTTCGGCAAAGTTTTGAAAACCTAATCCCCAATAAATCCCGTTGTTATCTTTACAAATACACACTATTTGTCCAAGAGACATTAAGCGGATTTCGTTTACTTTTGCGGCTGAAAATTTATTTACTGAAAAGGCAATTACACCCTCACTAAAACTTGTTCCATTGGCTGGGTCTATTGTTGTTGTGGCTACGATTGAACCAACTTCTTTTTTTAATTCGTATTTTCTCCAAGTTGCACTACCATCCGTAATAGCGGTAATTTCGCTTGAAGCTTCTGTATATGCGGTTACTGTTGCACGTTCGAGGATATACAATTCCTCTAAACCGCCCGTACTATCGGAACAATCACGTGCAAAACCATTACTAAGATTACAACTCACTTTGTTTAGTTTTAAAAATGGGGGCGATTAAACCCCCATAAAGTTAATAATTAAGCTAATATAAATTCGACAACTTGGTCAGGAAAAGCAACGTTTACCGCTCTTCTAAATGCCATTGTTACTTTATAAATTCTGTCATTTGGGTCATACCAAGAACGAACATCGTTAGACTCCTCTTCAGGTAAATCAACACCAATATAAATATTTGATGCTCTCATTAAATAAGACTCACCACCTGATAAACCACTAAGTCCAGGAGTTGCACAAACTGTTACATTTGGAAAACCAATTAACGGAAGTTCCGCAGTAAAACCACCTTCAACAACATAATGAAAATAATTACCATCTGCAATAGCTTTTTGATATTTTAAGAAAGTATCCATACCAACAAACAATTTTAAATCGTCTGCATCCATAATATCTTCAGGCATTAACTCAGCCATTCCCGTAAGAATACCAATAACGTTTCCGTTTGTAATTCCCGTTGCAACAGTAATTCCCGTTGGGTTACCATTTACGGCAGTAGCCGCTGCAATCAATTTATTTAAACCATCGTACTTGTTAAGGTTTGCAGTTCCTGAAGCCGTATCGCCTTGCCAATCTGCAACCTCGATAGCTTTTTGTACTCTTGCTACTTTTTGGTCAAAATAAAGTTGTTCAAATGGAACTTCTTCTTTTTCTGCCGTTAATCCTTGTTTAAGCATTAAAGCCGTATATTTTGATGCAAGGTCAGTCATACACAAATCTTCGTGTATTGCAACCGCACCAGGTGTTAAATTTCTTTGTGATAACGTTGTCGTTCCACTTGCCGAACGAGAACACCCATCAGCTTGAAATACAACATCCGTTTCAAGAATGTTAATTGTTGTTGTTGTCTTAACATCTGGTTGGATGTTTGCGTATTGTGATAATCTACCACCCGCCACAGACTTAACTATTAAGTCCATTGCGTTTTGTTCCGTATAAGCTGGAAGGGCTGTTACATCAAATGCCATTGTTTTTAATTTATTTAGTTAATAATATTTTTATTTTTAAGGGTGTTTATAATATCCCTTTTGTTTGATTTTAATTTTGAGAAACCGCTTTTTGTTTTCTTAACGGCATCCTTTGTAGGTTCTGCAATCAACTTTTCAGTTAATTCTAATAAACCATTAAACGCAGTTGTTAATTTTGCAACTTGTTTTTTTAATTCCTCATTGTCAACGCTTATCGTTGTTTCCATTGAAAACACCCTTTCGGTTACAATACTTTCAATAATCTTTTTAGCTTCCCTTTCTTGAGCTTCAGTAAATGGCTTTTCGTTTTCCATTTCCTCTTCAACCTCTTCGGCTACTTCTTCCTCAACTTCGGGCATTTCTTCCGCATCCTCAACGGCTACAATTACACCGCTTTCAGTTACGATTTTTCTACCATCCGATAACAAATGTTCGCCATCGGGTGCTGGTAAAAGTTCGTCATCAACCGCAACAACAACCGCAGACCCTACGCTAACGCTTGGTTCGACTTGGGCTACTGTACCATCTTCGAGAACTATATCTTCGAATTTTTCGGTTACCACCTCGTTTGTATTTGTTTCGGTTTCGTTGGTTGGAGTTTCAACCTTTGTTTCGGTATCGGTTTCAATACCCTCTTCTTTAAAGACATTTTTAATGTCGTTAAATAAATCTTTTAAGTTTGACATAAATTTAGTTTATTAATTGATATATATAAAAAAAATGGATTTATTACACTTTGCAATAAATTTATTTTTATTTGTTTCTGTTTTCTCTGTATTTTTTAATTACTTCTTTAATCTTATTAATTACCTTTTCGGGTAGTTCGAAATCCTTATCCTGACCAAACATCCCCTCAACCGAAAAGCCTTTAAATTCCCCGTTTAATACTTGTTCCCAAATATCATCATTTTCAACACGCATCGAACCCCACCAACTCCCGTTAGGTACTTTCTCAAAACCTTCAGGGGCTTTAATTCCCCGTTCGGTATCAATAATTAAACTTTCAATAACATACACCCCGTTAGCAATTGCGTTGCTATCGTGCATTAAATTGATGTTAGCGTTAAACCCATTACGCATAAATTTGTTAACTATCTTTTCAATCGTATCTTTTCTAAATACAACGTAAAACATTTTTCCCTCATCATCCATACGGGCTATTGGTAAATCGGCAATCATAAAATAACCGCTTACAATTCGCTTTTCTTCGTCCTGTATTTTAAATTTTAATTCGACTTTCTTTTGTTCATTAAATGCCATCCAATTGCTTTGAATTGCGGGTGCATCTACAAGGGCTATGTAGTCAACACCCGACTCATCCTCTTGGTTTTCGTCTATTACTAATTCTAATATTCTCATAATATATATTTTTATTGTATCGTAGCTTGGTTTTCAATTACGCTTACTTGGTTTTGTGTGTTTGTTATATCCGTTTCGGTTACATATACTTGTTGAGGTTGTTGCCCTACGACTGTACTTGTATTTGTTACGGGGTCTATTGTTGGTATTGAACCGCCCCCAATGTTTGGGGCAGATACAGAACCACCGCCCGAAAATTGTTGTTGTTTAATCTTTGATATTTGGGCTACTGTTGTAGCTAATAATATCCCTATTTGTGCTGCCTTAAAAGGAACATCAAAAGGGGTTGGCACTGCACTTTTATTCGCCAATATATTAACCACACCCTGAGCGGATGAAATCAACGCTCCCGCTATTTCTAATTTTTTCCTACGTTCAAATGCCTTTTTTTGTTGGGCTTCAGTTTCGCCCGTAAATGCTTCATTCAATTGTAGCAACGCATTAACCCCGCTTTGTGCCAAATCAAAAGTTGCGTTTTGAGCATCTAATTGTTCCTGTTTTTTCTTTTCTAAACTTGCCTCGTATGCTAAAACATCCTTGCCATACAATTCTAACATTTTTTGATTAAATGTTTTTTCCTGTTCTACAAGTTCTAATTTGGTTTCTTCGTTGCCCCTTATTTTAACACGTTCCATTTCTGAACGCTTTTTCTTATCGGCATCCTGTGTTTTCTTTATATCTTCGGTTGCCTTATCGTCTATTGATTTAATGGATAACCTAAACCCAGCCTGTTCATTTTCAACGGCTTTAATTCCTTTTTTAAGTTCGTCTAACGTTTCCTGTGCTTTTTTGCTTGTTTCATCAGGATTAAAGATTAAACCCGCCACGCTTTCAATTCCCGTTTCAACCATATTATCTAAACCGAAATCAATGTTAATCGGTTCTTCGCCTAATATCTTTTTGGCAAATGGTATTTGTTGTATTTCTTGAAATACTTTATTTAATCCAACACCTATTAAATCAACACCTTTTAATATGGTACGGGGTATTATAAATATTATACGTATAAAGTTTTCTAAATATCTTTTGTTTCTTTTTTCCCCTTCAATTTCTGCGGTTAAACGTTTCCGTTCCAAATCTAAAAAAATTTCACGCTGGTTAATTGACTCTTTTGTTGCGAGAATTTTCATATTAAGTATTTGCCGTTCACTTTTGCCCTGTAACTTTAATATGTTTTCTTGTTCGGATATTGAGTTTAAACGTTCATCGGATAAATCAACCGCCTTTTGTTGGTCATCTAAAGCATCTTTTTGGGCTTTTGAAACCCCATTAATTGCCTCCTTTAATTTATCAAAATTAGCAATCAATAAACCAACCGCAACAACTAACGCACCTATCCCCGTTGAAATAATTGCACCCTTTAAATTCTTAAAACTTTTCGAAGTTTTGTCAACGCTACCACCAAATAACTTCATAATTCCTGTCGCTATAACAGTTATCATATTATTTGCCCTTTGTAAAACGTTACTTTGTTTAAGTATGTTATTTAATAGTTTTCGCCCTGATGCAATCCCCTCAATTGCACCCTTAAAAGCCATTGATATCCCTAAAGCTTTTTCAATGTTTTGGGCGGTTTCTTCCAAAGCCCCACCACTACCACCAAGCAACACAAATGCCGAAGTCATATCACCAACCGCACCCGCAACAGAACCCAGTTCTGAAGCCACTTGCTCGTTATCTAATGCCTCCATTGATAATTCGGTGTTTTTAATTTCTTTGTTAACCCCGATTAATTGGCTTTTTAAATCCTTAAACGCTTTTGTCCCTAATGGTACTTTTCTAAGTTCCTCGTTTAATTGTTCGGCTTGTTCCTCTAATTGCCCTAACGTTCGTTGACTTCCGCTTGTTTTTATTTCAACGTCTAATACTACCTTTTCCGCCATAATTAATAAGTTTTAAATAATACAAAGTTTGCACTATATATTTGGTCTTGTGTTTTTGCCTGTCCCCAT